GCGAATGGTCAAGTCCAGAGCCTCGCATCCACCCGCGGTCGCATCCCATAGGGCGACGGCCCGCTGGTACTCTGTTATCGTGGCGAGCTCTGTGGTGAGCGTCCAGACACGCACGGCGGCCTGGCCGCTGGGCATGACGGATGAGAGGGTTTGGCGGCGCTGGACCATCCCCGTCGTAGGGGAAGATGACACGCCACGCCGACCAATGCGAACCAACGCGGGGAAGCCCGCCGTCAGGTCATAGGTCTCCACAGAGGCGTGTGTCATATGGTGGCCCCCGGGGGCTTCAGGGCCAGCGTGATTGCTCGCGCCAGCCTGTCGTCTGCATATTTGCCGATCCCCTTGATCTCCTTCTGGATCCCCAGCCGTGGGGGAATCGTCACCTGCTTGACTAGCGCCCAGATCGGAGTGGGCCGGCCACCAACATCGATCATGATGGCACGGCCGGCGATGTAGGTGGGCACTCCCGCGCCGGTCTTGTAGCCTTTGCCATCCGAGAGGATGTCATAGTTGCCTTTCACGGCCCCGCGCTCCGTCAGGATATCCGGCAGCGGGACGCGGAGGTATCCACCAGGCTTGGCGTTGATCGTATCCCCCTCCTCCTGCACGCGGGCGTAGGGGACCGACGCATTACCGGCGCTGATCACCGCGACGAGATCAGACAGGGTGGTGCCGCGCACGTGGCCCTCGATGGACTGGGCCAATGCACCGGTTCGGTGCATGATCGGCGCACCCTTCGACCGCTTGCCCGCACTATAGTCATCCATTCCACGGATCACTCGAGTCTCGACCTCCTTGGCGATATCTCTCAGGGCGTACCGCATTCGGTCATGCACGTGCCCCGGCGCCCTCTCGATGGCCGTGAGCAGCTCCTCATTGGTGATCGTGATCGACCACCCATCGCCTCTGATCACCCTGGATACCATCAGGAGTTGGCCGCGAACCTGAGCCGGCGGTAGGGCGTGAGAGCCTGAACGGCGTCGGGCACAAACTGTAGCGGCTGCTCGTAGGCCATCGAGGAGCCCTGCATCGAGACGTTCTTACCTTGGGGCATATCCCGCCGTCTCCACGTGGCGACTATCTGGAGGTCTGCCGCAAGGGCGATATCTGGGTATGCCGCGATGAAGTTGGCCGTGTTGGTCTCGAATCCGCCAGTGTAGACAACCTGGACCGCGTTCGGCGCTGTGGCATTATTGTCCCCAAGGTAGTTGGTCACGGGGAAGTATGTGAGATGGACCATGCCCGTCTCGCCGTCCAGGTGGAAATCAGTTGTTGCAAGGGCCGCCGCCGAGGCGTAGTCCCAATCGGTTGCGACCTTGATGGATGTGATGCTCGAGACCGGGTAGCTCCTGAGATAAAGGACATTCTGCCTGGGCCGAATGCTGTACTCCTCTGTCCGCGCCTCTGAGGATAGTGCCCGGTCAATGAAGGTCTCGATTCGCGTAGAGACTCCCTTGACCATAGTGGTCAATTCGTCATCGTGTGCCGCGCTGGATATGTCCAGCAATGCCTTCACGCGGTCGATGTCCGTGGCATATACGGGCATCTAGTCGCCTTTGGCCTCACCCTTGGCCCGCTTCGTTGCGGGGGTTTTTTTCTTCCGTGGCTTGG